GACAACATACCCAACCGCAGCTGAATTGCTTGGTTTTGTTTCTCGTGGTGCTGCTTCAGTTTATTCAAACACACAGGGATTTGCGCGCAACATTCTTGCAAACACATCACAGTGGGCAAACCTCATGACATTGAACGATTCAGGTCGTCCAATTTACATGGCTGCACAACCGTCAAACGCAGGTGGTTCAGTTCGTCCAGATTCAATTCGTGGAAACGTTGCAGGACTTGATCTTTACGTCACCGCAAACGTTCCGTCAGCAAATGACACTGACAAAGATGATTCAATGTTGATCATCAACCCAACTGCATACACATGGTATGAATCACCAACGTATCGCCTACGCGCAGACGTTATTGCTTCAGGTCAGGTATCAGTTTCAGTTTACGGATACGGTGCAATTGCAACGAAAATTGGTGCAGGCGCATTCGGTATCAATAAGACCTGATAACTAACCCCAACTAATCATGCGGCGGGTTCTCCCGATCTCGCCGCAGCCGATCGAAAGGAAACGGACATGCCAGTCATTGTCACTGCAAGCCAATTGCGCACGGTGCTTGGCGTGTCCGTTTCACTTTATTCAGACAGTTACCTGGACGAAATTATCAACACCGCTGAAGCCGTCATTTTGCCCATGTTGGTTGCAAACACTTCAGCCGTTAACGCTTACAAACTAGAATCAAACGTTGCTTATTTTTACACGCAACGCGAACACCATTTTGTTGCTGGTCAGTCAGTCATTGTTGCTGGTTTGCCCGCACCGTTTACGGCGACCCACACGGTCGTGACCGTAACACCGTATTATTTCACCGCTGCATTGACTTCAACAAACGTCACATTGCGCGACATAATTCCAACAGGCACTGCAACACTTTCAGGCTATTCAGCAGCTGATTTGTATGCAAACAGTGCCCCAATTGAATCTGCAATTTTGGCAGTCAGCGTTGAAGTCTTTCAGTCACGCGTTGCAGCAGGCGGTCAGATTGAAGGCGTGGACTTTACTTCGACGCCGTACCGTATGGGGCGCAGCCTAACCAACCGTGTTTCGACCTTGCTTATGCCGTACCTGGACGTTGAAACGGTCGTTCAATAAGTGCCAGCCAATGCCGTTTCTGAAACCCGCGCAGCCTTAGCCAACGCCTTCAGCGCGTTATCGGCGACCTGCTATTCAAGCGTGCCTGAATCGCCAATTCCACCCGCCATTGTGATCGTGCCCGATTCGCCTTACATGGAAGTTGTTTTGATAGGCAAGGCAAAAACACAGGTCAAAATCAATTTTGCAATCACTGCCATTGTTGCTTCAAATAGCAACGCGGGGTCATTGGACAATCTAGAAAAACTCATCATGGGAATTCTTGCGGCAATGCCCGCAGGATACGTTGTTGGACAGATCGAAAAGCCGACGGTTCTTGAAGTGGGTCAGTCGCCCATGTTGGTTGCGGACATCAACGTTTCAACGTATTACACACAAACAACATAGGGGACAAAATGCCAACGACAATCATTACTGGTCGCGATTTAGTCGTGACCATTGCAACCGTAAATTACGACGCCCAGGCGACCAGCGCAGTTCTTGCGAATAGCCCAACCGTCGAAACCTACCAAACGCTTGACGGCAAGGCTTATAAGCACATTGACGATCAGTGGACATTTGACATTTCAATGCTTGCAGACTGGGGCGCGGCGTCATCATTGTGCGAAGCATTGTGGACTGCCTGCGAAACTGCACCAAACACAACATTGGCGGTTTCATTGACTGCCGTGACTGGCGCGGTTTTTGCATTCAACGTCATGCCAGTATTTCCAGCAGTCGGCGGGGCAGCACCTGACGCGCAGACCGTTGATCTATCATTTATCGTAGTTGGAACACCAACTGAAACATTCAGTTAAAAACTAACAATCGGGAGACAAAATGAAACTACCAATAACAATTGAATACAACGACGGGACGCAGATAACTTACACGGCTGCGCCGCCTGAGTGGGTTAAATGGGAAAAGCAAACGGGCAACACAATTGCCCAGGCGCAAGAGAAAATCGGAATTTCCGATCTTGTCTTTCTCGCTTATCACGCCATGAAACGAGAAGCAGCTGGTAAGCCAGTCAAGCCAATCGAAGCATGGACGGAAACCATTTCCGAAGTGATCGTCGGTGAAGCAAACCCAAAAGCCACCCAGTCGGAAGCCTAAGCCGAATCGTTTGGGAAGTAGCCCTGGCAACGGGGCTACCGCCCAGCGAATTTGAAAGTGCCGAAGACATTTTGACGGTCATTGAAATTTTAGAAAGGCGGGGAAATGGCTAAAGACGCGATTAGTTATGACAAAGCGGAATTGCGCGCCATAACCCGTTCATTCAAGGCAATGGACGAAGAAGCAACCAACCAGGCAAAAGTTATTAGCAGCGAATTGGCAGACTATGTGCGTTCAAGCGTGATCGACGCTGCCGCAACCAGCAACACAAATCAGACTGCGAAAGTCAGAATTGCCACTGGTGCGAAGGTTTCAAAGTCATCAAAAATTGGTGAGATCAGCTACGGATTCGCGCAGCAAAAGTTTTCAGGCGGCGGCACGACTCAACAATTGTGGGCGGGTAACGAATTCGGTTCAAATACAAAGAAGCAATTTCCAGTGTGGTCAGGTCGCGAAGGTCGCGGTTCACGCGGTTGGTTTATCTATCCGACATTACGCAGAATCCAACCTGAGATCGTCAAGCGTTGGGAAAACGCGTTCGTCAAGGTTGTTAAGGAGTTTGACTAATGGCTGGCAGTCGTACCCTTAAACTTTCGATTCTTGGCGACGTTGATAATCTCAACAAATCATTAAAACAAGCAACGGGCGACGTTGACACTTTTGGAGACAAAGTCACAAAGGCTGGCAAGGTTGCTGGTGCAGCATTAGCGGCTGCCACAGTTGCAGCGGGTGCGTTTGCAGTCAAAATTGGCGTCGAAGCGGTCAAGGCTGCGTCTAATTTATCTGAGACGGTTTCAAAGGTTGGTGTTTTATTTGGCAAAACTTCAAAGGACATTGAAAAGTTTGCCGAAGGCGCAGCCAGTTCATTGGGTCAAACTAAACAACAAGCGTTGGACGCCGCTGCAACATTTGCCACATTTGGCAAGGCTGCTGGATTATCAGGTCAAGACCTATCTAAATTTTCAATTGATTTTGTAAAACTATCTTCAGACCTTGCTTCATTCAATAACACTTCACCTGAACAGGCGATCAACGCAATTGGTTCAGCATTGCGCGGCGAAGCCGAACCGTTGCGTGCTTACGGTGTTTTGCTTGACGACGCTTCATTGCGTCAGCAAGCATTGGAATTGGGAATTATCAGCACCACTAAAAATGCGCTTACGCCACAACAAAAGGTTTTAGCTGCACAGGCATTGATTTACAAACAAACCAGCGCAGCACAGGGCGACTTCGAACGTACGTCGGACGGTTTAGCCAACAAAACTAGAATTCTGACCGCGCAATTGGAAAATGCAAAAACGACAATTGGAACGGCATTGCTTCCAATCGTTTTGCAATTAGCAACTGCGTTTTCGGAAAAGGTCATTCCATTAGTGCAGAAATTTACACAGGCATTTTCAAACACTGAAGGAAATCTTGGCGGTGTCATCACGACCGTTGGGAACATAATCGCTAATACCTTCACGCCGATCATCAATGGTTTACTGAAGGCGTTCGGGTACATCAAAGACGCAATCGGTGACAACCTGGACACCTTCAAAGAATTTGGCGGCTACATTGCGACCTATCTTGCACCCGTCATTGGCACGGTATTGGGTGGGGCGTTGCAGGTTGCAGGCAAAATCGCCGGTGGTGTCATTGACGTCATTGCAGGGGTTGTCAAAATTTTGAACGGTTTAATTTCCGGGGCGGTTGCTGGAATCAATGCGTTGATTTCTGCCTATAACGCAATTCCATTTTTGCCAAACGTCGGAAAGATAACGACGCCAACCGTCAGCGTTCCAACAATTAAGACACCGACAGTTTCAACTGCCGTTCCAAAAATTCCGACAATTGCAACGCCTTCAACCAGCGGCACAACTTCAACCGCGGGCGGTGGTGTCGCAACTGCTGCAAAGGTCGCTGCAACTGCTGCTGCCGCTTCAGCGGGAATTCCAAGCAATTTCAACGTGGGTTCATTCCGCATGGGTGAAGAAAAAGACCGTGTCGGCACAACGATTAACCTGACCGTGACTGGTGCGTTTGATAAAGAAGGCACTGCCCGCACAATTGTTGACACTTTAAACAATTCCTATTACCGCGGCACAGGTGGCGCAACTAACCTGCAAATAGCATGACGCAATGGAATCCCGTTTGGCTGGTTGAAATTGACGGTGTGGCTTACACAGAAGCGGTTTTGGCAAACCTTGCAATTCGGACTGGACGCAGCAACATTTATGAGCAGGCGCAGGCAGGCTATGCCAACATTCAGCTGATTGATCTTGCACAATCAACAATTCCAGTTTCAATCAATAGCAGTATTTCAATCCAAGTTCAGGACACATCAGGCACATACGTTCCCATTTTCGGCGGCAGCGTCGTTGACATTGTGATCGAAGTCCGCGACGTAGGTTCGACGACTTTCACGCAGACCTATTCGATCACGGCATTGGGTGCATTGTCCCGACTTCAAAAAGCATTGACCGACGGCGTTTTGTTAAAGGATTTTGACGGCGATCAAATCTTGTCATTGTTGACTGACCTGCTTGTTAACAACTGGAATGAAGTGCCAGCAGCATTGACTTGGGCAGATTACGATCCAACAGTTACATGGGCAACGGCTGAAAATACTGGGCTGGGTGAAATTGATACACCAGGTGAATACGAATTGCAGGCACGGTCATCAGAAAGAACCAACGTCTATTCATTGGTTTCATCATTGGCAACTTCAGGGCTTGGTTACATTTACGAAAACGCACAAGGGCAAATTTCTTATGCTGACGCCACACACCGCAGCCAATACCTTTCGACCAACGGATACGTCGATCTCACTGCCAATCAGGCGCGTGCGGCAGGGTTGCGTGTTGAAACCCGCGCAGGCGACGTACGAAACCAAATAACGATTCAATACAAAAACGGTCAGGAAGCAAGCGCAAGCGACGCGGGTTCAATTGCCACATACGGCAACCTTGGTCAGATCATCACCACAACGCTTGAAAAAACCGTGGACGCTGAATACCAGGCAGACTTTTACCTAAGCCTTAGAAAAGACCCGCAAGCCATTTTCAGCGAAATTACCTTTGACCTGACAAATCCTGAACTGGACAATTCTGACCGCGACAACCTTCTCAACGTTTTCATGGGTGAAGCGGTGGCGATCAATGACCTACCCGCCAACATGGGTTCAATCTTCCAGGGCTTCGTCGAAGGCTGGTCGTTCCAGGCTGGATACAACACCCTTTCCATTTCAATGATCGTTTCCCCAACCGCTTATTCATTGCAGGCATTGCAGTGGGACGAAATTTCCAACACATTCACCTGGTCAAGCGTGTCGCCGACACTTGACTGGGCGCGTGCAACAATTATCACCTAAGAAGGAGAAGACATGACGAACCCGACAACCCCCTTTTCGTGGCAAATGCCGACGTCGACCGATTTGGTCACGGATTTACCAGCAGATTTTGAAACATTTGGTCAAGCCGTTGCGACGTCAATGGCTGATCTACTTGGCGGCACAACTGGTCAGGTTTTATCTAAGGCGTCAAACACTGACATGGATTTCACATGGGTTGCGCAAGACGATTCAAACGCAATCCAAAATGCAATTGTTGACGCAAAGGGTGATCTCATTGCAGCCAGTGCAGCTGATACGCCCGCCCGCCTTGCAGTAGGCAACAACGGTGAAACACTTGTAGCAGATAGTTCCACTTCAACAGGCTTGCGCTACCAAGCACCAGTCAATGTCAATCCAGTTCTAAACTCAGCCTTTCAGATTTGGCAACGTGGTACTTCTATTGCTTGCACAACTACAAGCACTTACACGGCAGATCGTTTTTATGGTTTTCGTGGTGGTGTGGTTGCTGGACAGACAGTAAGCCGACAGGCAACAAATGACACAACAAATCTGCCATTTATTCAATACTGCGCAAGAGTGCAGCGCGACAGTGGAAACACAAGCACACAAGGCTTAAATTTACTTCAAGATTTTGAGTCAGTAAATTCTATTCCTTATGCTGGTCGAACAATTACATTTTCTTTTTATGCCCGCGCTGGTGCTAATTATTCACCCGCTGGAAATGGTTTGACTGGAATTCTTTTGTCGGGAACAGGAACAGATCAAACAATTCGAGGCGGTTACACAGGCAGCGCAACAGTAGTCAGCGTGGGAGCAACCTTAACAACGACTTGGCAACGCTTTCAAGGTACTGCGACAGTATCGTCAAGCGCAACTCAACTCGGTTTTTATTTCACAAACACACCAGTCGGAACGGCTGGGGCTAATGACTGGTTTGAGGTTACAGGAATACAGTTAGAAGTCGGTTCAGTAGCGACACCATTTAAGACCTACGCAGGAACAATCCAAGGAGAATTAGCCGCTTGTCAGAGGTATTACTGGAGACAAACTGCATCAGGTGCAAATAATTGTTTTATCAACGCAGGTAAAACTTCTAGCACTACTGCCGTAAATATGTTTTTAGCCTTGCCAGTCACAATGCGTATAACTCCGACAGTCTTAGATTATTCAGGTGGTGCAATCGATGACACAGGTGGTGCTTATGGATTTTCCGCTTTAGTTATTGGTGCAGGTGGTTCAGGAACTAACACAGTCCAATTAAATGCCACGGTAACGGGTGCAACATCAGGCAGATACGCCACTTTGCGAGCAAATGGCGGAAGTGACTATCTCGGATTAGGAGCAGAACTCTAATGGAAAATGTAAAGTTTTTAGAAATTGAAAATGAAACTTATGCAATTATTGACCACGGCAACGACCAATTTACCTCAATGCTGAAATCAACCTTTGACGCTATGCAAGCGGAACAATCCACACCAATTGTGGCGGCTGATGAGTAACTATCCGCAAGGTACAAACGCCAGGCTGATCGAAATCGCAGCAGCTGAGGTTGGAACAATTGAGGAAGGCGACAACCTTACAAAGTACGGCAAATTTACAAAGGCAGACGGTTTGCCGTGGTGTGGTTCATTTGTCAATTGGTGTGCAGCGCAGGCAGGCGTCAAGATTCATTCAGTCGTCAGCACTGCAATTGGCGCACATAAATTCAAAGAAATTCAACGCTGGTCAGGCATGCCGCAGTTGGGATACCTGGCTTTCATGGACTTTCCACATGACGGCGTCGATCGCATTTCACACATTGGAATTGTTGTGGGACTTATTGATTCAAAGACTTGCTTGACGATCGAAGGCAACACCAGCGGGACAGGCGACCAGCGCAATGGCGGCATGGTAATGGTGAAGGTTCGTTCATACGGCGAAGGCAAAGAAATCGTCGGTTTCGGCATTCCAAAATTCGTTCCTTACAAGGGCGAATTTCCAAAGATCGAAATACCTACAACGGCAGCGAAGCCAAAGAAGGAGACAAAAAAATGGTCGAAGCCAAAGCCCTGATCGCGTCATGGGCGCGTTCATTCATGGCAGCAGCACTTGCCCTATACATGGCAGGCGTTACTGACCCAAAGACACTTGCAATGGCAGGTGTTGCAGCGGTTGCACCAGTGATTTTGCGCTGGCTTAACCCAAACGACAAAGCCTTCGGTTCTACGGGGAAGTGAACCGTCGATTCGCAGCGGCTGGGTTGGTTTGGGCACTTGCACTAACCCAGTCCGCCTGCGGGTATCAGGGGTGGACACGTTATGAATGCCAAGAATTCGACAACTGGGGCGAAGCGCATTGCCAAAAACCGCAATGTCTCCCCACTGGAACATGCACTGACGACCTACTTGGAATTGAATCGAAACAGACCCGCACGCCGTAAGTCGCCCGAAGAAGTTCATGCGCAGCTGATTTTGATAATTGGTTCAACCCTTGCAGCAGTGTTTTTGGTTGTAACCGTTGGCATAACCTACGCCCTAATTTTCGTGACACAACCAGTCAGCGCGCAAGCACCGAACGACGCAGCGTTCATTGATCTACTGAAAACCCTGGCAATTTTTCTAACTGGTTCGCTGGGTGGCGTACTTGCTGGCAATGGACTGAAATCAAAGCCAAAGCCTGCAGACACGCCGACAAACACGCAAGGTTCTTGACCGCGCGCCAATCATGCGTCACCCTGATGTCAGGTGGTAGCAGTTACCGCCTAGAATCGGGAGAATTCAAAATGGTACTTGATTTATTAGACCCTGAGACATTAGGGCGTTTGGTGCTGGTGATCATTCTTATGGTTGTTTCAGCGGCTGCGGGATACGCAAAAGGCTTCAAAGAAGGTAAGCGTGAAGGCATTGCACGTCGTAAGGCAATGGTTCGCCACATAGCAAATAAGGCGGTCAAATAATGGCTGGCTTCCTAGACAATTACGAAGACGTTGCGGCACGAATCAAACGTTTTTGGGAAACACACCCGTCAGGGCGCATTGAAAATCACATTGTCGAATTCAACGCTGAAAAGGGTTACATTTTAGTTCAAACCCAAATCTTCAAAGAATACGAAGATGAAAAGCCTTCGGCAATCGATTACGCATTCGGCAACGTGGCAACGTACAACGTCCAAATGAAGAAATTTTTCTGCGAAGACACGGTCACGTCTAGCATTGGACGCGCCATTGGTTTGTTATTGGGCACGGATAAGCGACCAACCCGTCAAGACATGGAAAAGGTTGAAACGCTAAGCACTAAGGTTGCGAAATCAACCGCTGATGATTATGACCCGTGGGCAACAAAACATGGCAACGTGCCTAGTTTTAAAACCGCAGCCGAAGCCGAAATGGCTGGGACACCGTCATTTGGTTCATCAGCTGACGGCACAACATTGCGTGACGCCATTGCTGAGATCGACGGACAATTGGGCGGTCAGATCATTGAAGAAGCACCAAAATGCGAACACGGTCACCGTTTATGGAAAACAGGCAAGAAGAAAAACGGCGACGACTGGGCTGGCTATTTTTGCCCTGAACGCGAGAAGGCAAACCAGTGCCAACCAATTTGGTACATGTTTGGTTCAAATGGAAAGTGGCGTGCCCAATGAGTGACTACATGGAATTGATTAACCCGCAGACCATGACGGCAAAACTGCTAAAGAATGGTGAAGTAATTGCCGATTACAAAGTCGAACAGTGTGACGGGTGCGCCAAAATCACGAAATTAGACGCTTTCGGTTACAAAATCGGGCAAGCAGGCGAAAAACTTGCTTGGTTGTGTGGTGGTTGTCGGTGAAAATGACATTGACGCATGAAGAACAAATGGTTTGCATGTTGTCTGCAATCAAATGGGAAACCGATACAGGCAAAACAATGTCCAACCCTCAGCGATACCAAAAAGACCTGTCAACTTATGAATACCTAGTTGAAACGGCTGAAGCAATTGGCAGCGAATGGGCGGTTGCAAAATACTTCGATCTTCCATTTGACCCGTATCAACAAAAGTTCAAAGGTGTGGCAGACGTTGGCAATGCCATTGAAGTTCGTTGGACTAAGTATGTGACCGGGCAATTGATAATTCATGAATACGATCGACCAAACGACATTGCCGTTTTGGTGACGGGACAAGCACCGCACTATTTCATTGCGGGTTGGATTCCCATTGCAATGGCGCAGCGTCCTAAGTATCGCCACAGTAAGCAACCCAATTGGTGGGTTACCCAAATCAATCTTCAGCCGATCGAAAACTTACGGAGAAGCAACTATGGACAAAGTGCAATTTGAATGCAGGAAATGCAAGAAGATCACGGTGCAGCTGATTCACAAAATAACCGACAACCTGCCCGAAGGTGTGGAAGTAATCCAATGCACGAAGTGCGAAGTCATGGGGGTTGCACAGATAGGGACTTCAAATGCCGATCTATGAGTTTGAATGCACGGTGTGCAAAATCCGTGTTGAAGTGGATAAGTCAATCCATGAAGAACGACAGGCACAATGTTGCGGGCAACCAATGAATCGTTTGTATTCCGCACCTGGGATTTTGTTTAAGGGCAAAGGCTGGGGTCACCAGTGATCACCGTACTTATGGGCGCACCAGGGGCGGGCAAATCAACCTGGGTTCGAAACAACAAAACAGGCAATGAACACGTCTACAACATTGACGCAATTAGGGCAATCAAAGACATGGACGTGAACGCCTACACCCGCCACATGCGCACAAAGGCAATCATGGCGGTTGAACAGGGTTATGACTTAATTGCTGACGCAACCCATGTGATGAAAACGCACAGGTTGTTGTGGCTTGCATTGGCTGACCGCCTGGCATTGGAAACCCGTTTGGTTGTATTTGATACACGTCGGGAATTGCTATTGCAGGCACAACAAGACAGGGAATTCCCAGTCAAAAACAGTGTGGTCATTGAACAACACCGCAAATTGCAGGTGTCAAAGACTGAAGTCAAGCGTGAAGGGTGGGGTTCAATTGAAATCATTACACGGTAAGAGTTATGCACAGGCGTTATCCACAATGGTGCAAAAGGTGTGGGACACGCCCAAAGCCACGCATGAAGTTGACGGGTATTTGCATGGGGGGTGTACGCTGGACGCATACAACAACACCCCGCATTTAAGGGTTTTACATAAGAATGAAGTTCTTTCAAATAATCTTGAAAAGAAAAAGATAAATAAAAAAAGAATTCAATTGTTGTTGTTAATCACTGGCTTCGTCGCACCGATAGGGGCAAGCCCTGCTTCAGCTGCTAATTATTCAATAGACCATTTGAAACTTTATGCACATTCAAGGATTCTTGACTATAAAGAATTCCAGTGTTTCAACAAGATTATTACAAAGGAAAGTCGTTGGTCATACACTGCGCGGAACGGGTCGCATTGGGGGTTGGGTCAGATGAGATCGAAGCACTATGGAACACTTGACCCATTTAGACAGATAGACGCTTCATTGCGATACATAACAAACCGTTATCAAACACCATGTAAAGCATGGGCGTTTCATCAGGAAAGGAATTACTACTGATGAGCAGTGCATTGAAGGACAATGGAAGCACCAGTCAATGGCGCAAGATCAGGCAGCGCATACTTCAACGTGACGGTTACACTTGCCAGCGTTGTGGTGGGGAAGGCAATTCCGTCGATCACATACTGCCACGCCTAGCAGGCGGGACTGACGCCGAATGGAATCTGCAAACTTTATGCGGAAGTTGCAATTCAGCGAAGGGGGGTAGGTTTTTTAGTGAACCTAAGACAC